ATGAATGAAATGATACGCCAAGAATATAAGCCAAATGAAAAGTGGTTTGATCCTTTTTATAGAGGTACCAGTTGTAAACCGTATGAAAAATTAGAGGAAGTGCCATCTACTTGTCCAATTTATCCAGAACATAATCAGCAGTATTTAATTGATTTATTTGTGGAAGCACAAGGGATTGATCCAACAGACTTTGCTACCAATAATGCTACGGGTACAGCAATCAAAATGTTGTACAGTCACTTGGAACTCAAGGCTTCAATGACTGAATCATACTTTAGAGATAGCTTAAATGAGTTGGTTAGAGCAATTATGCAATGGTTAAATATATCGGACTATGAGAGTCGAAAGATTAATCAGAAATGGACTCGTACGGCTATTCATAACAGTTTGGAAGATGCGCAAGTTATTTCTCAAGTTTCTAATGTTTCATTTGATGAAGCTATTGCTAAAGCAAATCCAATCGTTGATGATTGGCAGGAAGAAATGAAAAATCGCCGTGATGATGAAGTTAATCGGGATGGCTATTCTAATCCTGATAATCTCAATAATTTGAATGGTAATGAAGATGACTAAGCTCAGTTATTGGGATAAACGTTATCTTAGGATTAAAGCTCAGGAACTTCAGAATACTGCTGATTATGAGAACAATCTAAAATCGAGATTATCTAGCTTAGAGTATGAATTAGAGCAAGAAGCTAATACCTGGTATTCAAAATATGCTAACAATCATGATATTGATCCTGACACTGCTAAGAAGTTATTAAGTACTGTTGGTAGTACTAATTGGACTATGACTCTTGAAGAGTTCAAACGTAAGGCTATTAAAGGTGGTTACACTAAAGAACTAGATTCGGAGTATTTCAAAAGTAGAATAGCTAGGTTGCAGAATTTAGAAGAGCAACTTAAAGAAATTAGTAGTCGTTTTGCAAGTGATGAGACTGATAGTTTATCTAATGAATTAACTAATCAGTTCCAGGAAACTTACATGACGACTATTTTTAATACTCAGGTTCAGCAAAACAAGATTACCAGTGAGTTTGCTAGATTCAATGAAGATCAGATTAAATATATTGTTAATCAGCCTTGGCACAAAGAGGATTTCTCTAAACGAGTTTGGAAGAATTATCATGAAGAACTTCCTAATCAATTAGTTGATGTCATGCTACGTGAAACGTTCATGGGTTACAGCCCTCAAAGTGTCACTAAGATGTTTCAACAAAGATTTGAAGGTATTCGTAGACATCAAATACATCGATTAGTCATTACCGAGATGGGTCATATTGCTGAACAAGCTACTTCTAAAGCTTATGAGGAGTCTGGTATTGAAGAGTTTCAATATATGGCAACGCTTGAATCTCATACTTGTGAAGTTTGTGCTCACTTAGATGGTGAAATATTTAAGATGTCAGAGAAAAAGGAAGGTATTAACTATCCTTTAATTTATCCTCATTGTCGATGTACTACTGTTCCACATATTGAAGGACTTCCTGATGTTAAGAAACGTTGGATGCGTGATCCAATTACTGATAAAGGAAGATCTATTGAAAATATGTCCTACAATGATTGGTATAAAGCTATGCAACAGATTGCTGCCGATAGTATAATTGGTATAAGGACATCGGATGGTGTTAATATTACTGGCATTAGTCAATATCTTGTAGATAGGTCACTTGAAAGAAATGTATCGATTGATGACATAAAAGATGCTTTGATAAATCCACTAAAAATTTTTCCTGTAAAAGTTGATACTTACGGAAGATCTTCAAAAAAATATGGTGGTGCTAAAGTAACGGTAGCAGTTAACCCTGAAACAGGTAATATTGCTACAACGTATCCAACTTCAACAAATAGAGCAAAGAAATGGAGGAGTGAAAATGATAATCAATGAAGTATTGAATAGTGAAGAAATTAATTTTTTAGAAGAACATATTTCAAATGTGAATTATAATCGGGAATTAACATCTGATGAGTTCGAGGACTTTTATTCTAAAGTTGAAGATTTATATACACTCCAAGGTTTTGATGAAAGCTATGATTTGAATGACATTGGAAAAGCCGCTGAACCCATTATAGATAAGCTTGCTAAATACTAAGGCACCCAACAATTGAATTGAGTGCTATTTTTGTACCCTTTTGACCTAAGTAAGTCGTAAAAGTGCTTATTTTTTATACCTTGATTGTGGTCGCCCCACGTAAATCTAGCGAGAGAGGATTTTTAATTATGAAACGAGAATTTTTAAAAGATTTGAACTTAGAAGATAAAGTTATTGATCAGATTATGTCTGCCAATGGTGCTGATATTGAAAATACCAAGAAGTCATTCGGAGATGTTGATTCCATTAAACAAGAGAATGAGTCATATAAGACACAACTTGCTGAACGTGATAAGGATATCAAGTCACTATCCAAACAGGTTAAAGATAATGATGATTTGTCTAACCAGTTAAAGGATTTACAAGGTAAATACAAGACAGATACCACTAATCTTAATAATCAACTAAGTCAAACAAAATTGAACGGTGCTTTGAATGAAACTTTAACTGCCGCCAAGGTTCGTAATCCTAAAGCTATCAAAGGATTGTTGAATATGGATGACATTAAATTGAATGATAAAGACGAATTGGTTGGTGTTAATGATCAGCTCGATTCGCTCAAGAAGACGGATGCCTATTTATTCGATGAAGGACAGCATCAAGGATACAGTCCTGCTGGTGGTAATGGTTCTCATGATAAGAATGACGTTCAAACATTAACTAATATATTTAAAGGAGAGTAATAAATAATGCCAACAATTAATCATGTTGACGCACTTAATTGGTTAATGAAAAAATAAATGGTCTAGTTAATGATTTTAGTATGGATTCATCTATATTAGATAAAGTTTTCGATAAATTTATAAAGGCATTACCTAGTGACCTGATCGGTCTTCTAGATAATGCCTCTTGATGTAAAAAAACTATATTTTTCTATTAAACCTCAACGTACTCAATAGTTGAAGGCTGTTGTTGTACTTTCAACCTTTAGAAGAATAATTAAAAATTCTAAACAGCTGTTTAATTTAGCATCTGAAATACTTAATTTGTTTAGGTGTTTCAGATGTTTTTTTTAATGGAGGGGAGCAACTTATTGAATAACTTTGATAGTAATAAAAAGTATTTTGGTCGTTATCTTAGGTATGTTAAGCAAGTGGAAAGACTTGCAGAACGATATAATGAGTTGAGTGTAAAGGTAAGTTCTACTCACGGTGTGGAGCTTGATGGTATACCTAAAGGTAATAAGAATTACTTTTTAGATGATGATATCGTTGAATTAGATGAGTTAGATCATAGAATCAAATTAATAAAGAATGAGAGTATAGGTTTTAGACGTGAGATAACAAGTGCTTTAGATCACTTAGATAATCCAGATTGTTCAGCAATACTAGAGGAAAGGTTTATATATAATAAACCAATGAATGTTATTGCTGATGATATATATAAGTCAGACAGACAGACTAAGTACAATACATAGTTACCATGTATCTCCTCCTATTTAATACGTACCCCGAGTACCTCGGTAGTATAAATGGTATGTTGTTTATGGCATCATGGGTATATGGTAGTGTAAAGGCTAAAGCAATCGTATATAACTAAGTAACAATTATTTTTATCATCTATTAATCAATTGAGTGAATAATTATGTAGATCATCATTGATCAACAAATAGATTGAAGTAATAATAATCTTGGATCGTTGTGAGTTGGGATAGAGTGGCAAGTGGTAGCCATAGTCAGGGCAGTATGCTGATAGGTTTGTGTTAGTGATTATAAAATTAAAAAAATAAACAAAAAAACAATTATTTTTTTGTTTTGGTGCTATTGAATAATATAAAAAACAAATGTTTAATGCTTATGCAGACCCTTGCAACGCCGTTCTAAACGTTCTAATGAAAATTGATTGAGCCAAGATTTCAAAGGCGGGCATGAGACCCCCTAATGGCTCACAGTCGAGGTTCACGCCGTCACTGTACATTTTTTCTCATGAATTTTGAAAGGAGTGTTAAAAATGAATATAGAGCAACTTAAATTCAAAATAATTGATGAAATGTGTGGTTATACTTTTACTTACAAAGGTCAGCCTTGTGGCATGGAACCAATCGGGAAGCAAGCCAACTTTACGTTTCAAGCATGGTCTGGAGATAAGAATAAGGATTACAAAAATATTGATGAATTGATGACAGATAAATTTTATTCTGGCAAATCACTTAGTGAATTGATTGATACAGTTGAATTAGATTTTATTTAGTGGAGAGTAGGAAAATATTATGAATATTGAACAGCTTAAAGCCAAGATATTAGATGATGGTTCTGGCTTTACGTTTACTTTAGACAGTAAACCATGCGGTATGGAACCAGACTCAAGAAATAAAGAAACTTATTACCCAGCTTGGTACGGTGATAAAAATAAAGACTTTAATAATATTGATGATCTAATGAGTGATGAATTCTTTGGTGGTAAATCAATGGTTCAATTAATTGATGATATTGAGTTAGATTTTATTTAAGATTCTAAATAGATGTTTAGGGGAGTTATATGAGTTTAGAAAAAGTTAATCTTTGGGTTCAAATAGTTAGTACGGTAGCTACGTCTGCTGGTGTTTTAATATCACTTCATTATTCAAGAACTAAATCAGAAACAAAGTATTCCTTCTTTTGTAAACTTATTAATCAAGAAAAAAGGATATTAAGCCAGTATGATTATAGAAAAATAGAGTTTGGCGCTATTAGTGCTAATGAATTTAATATTGGAATTCAGCAAGTAGGTATAGAATTTATATCGAATCCTTTTAAAAAGGAAGTAATCTATAGAGATTCTAAATCTTTTGATGAGAATAGTGGGGAAATTGCAAAAGCCAGAGAAATATATTCCAATAAATCCAATCCATATTTTGGTTTAAAAGAATTCAATGATAAATGGGATAAAAAAATGTTCGTAAGACCATATATTATTGATATGTCTGGGAGAATAAAAAAGATGAATTGGTTCAAAATGCTTAAACATAGATTTAGAGTAAAGGATTTTGCTTATAAAGGAATTCCATACAGTTATTTTGATTTGCTTTAATGAAAATAATGGCAAAACAGACTTTTTACAGTTAGATAGTAAGATATTTAAAAAGATTAAATCAGGGGAATATAATGTCGAAAACACAAACGTTAGATCAAGCATGGCATTTAATTGATTTTCAAGCCAATTTATTCAATTGGGGACTTGGAATAATTACTTTAATATTTGGAGTTGCTGTATTAATACAATGGGGATTGAATCATAAAAAATTATCAAAATTAAAGAATGAAATTACAATTGAGTATGATGGAAAAATCGTAGAATTGAAAAATGAAATTGAGTCTTTAAAAACTGACATGAAACCCATTACAAATATGGATGATACATTGATGGATTTAAAAAATAATTATGATAGTCTAATAGAAAATATTGAAATTTTAAATATGAAGACTTCAAATCAATACCAGATTAATTTTATGAGCGATCCTCAAATTGCTGAGAATAAAAAAGAAGTATTACAAAGTTCCCTAAAAAGATTTGGTTATCAGGTAGATGGTGAATTACATAATATTCTTTTAGAAACAGAAGGAAAAAATTATCAAGATAAAAAAATGTTCGATATAAGGGTTTCTTTTATAGGCATTAGAAGAAATGAAGAAAATATAAAATCTAATATTGAAGTATTGGTTAATAAGGCAATACCAGATGCTCTTGATATTACTGTGGATAAATATAAAGATAATTCATTGTAAAAAGAATGAGTGGTATGAGTGGAGAGGTAAAATAAGCATGGATGGTCTAAATAATATATATTCACCAAACTTGGATATTGATGTAGTTAGTCTTAATTTAAATTAAATCAAAAAAATGTTATTCAAATTATATGAAATGGGAAAAATGTTGACTTACTTGGCTACTTAAAAACGTTAATTCATCAATCATCAATGTTTGAAGACATAGTATAAATTAAATCAAAAAAATGTTTTATCAGAGATGCTTATTATTAATGAATAAACCTGTTATACTATGGATATACAAAAAGAGAGATGCAGTAGTTACATCTCTCAATTATATATTGCTGTAGTAAACACAAAAGATATAGTAAATCAATGGTTAAAGCTATCTATTCAGTCTTTTGTATTACTATTTTGATAGACCTAATTAACTTTTGCAGAAGTTAATTTTGAAAGGTCTTTTTTTTTATTAGATCTTTAAATTTATCAATAGCAATAATTAACTTTCCCATACCATCCAAAGTACTTGCAGTTTCATTTAATAACTGTGAAATAGCGTTCATTAGATAAGCTAGGAATCCGATAAATATTGTTACCAATATAATTATGCCGACCAGTGTTTCTAAGGCAGTTCCTTTCTAAGGAAAATGATGTTTTGATTGAACATTGACATCACTCACTTTCTTGGTTTTGCCACTGATTTACTACGGTTCTTATTATACCAAGATTTTCAATTCATTTGTTAAGTACAATTACAAGAAGATTGGTACCATATCGGTTAAAGTGCTTGGTATCATTGATAAATAAACAGTTTATCATCTGATACAAGATATAGATTTTTTTTATTTTGTATCACTACACATAGTTATAACGACTAAATATATATAACATAAATAATTTTAACGAGTTTTAACATCTTATTTTCATGTGGTCAGTTTAAAAAACTGTTATAATATGAGTGTACAAAAAAGGAGATGCTCGAACATCTCCCAGATAGCCCGTTTAAGACGGTAGCTACTTTAATTTTATATTGTTAATCAAATAACCGTTAAACCTGCTAAAGTTTAAGGACGGTTATTTTTTTCGATTAAATTCGAGTATTAGAACTACTAACGTTGCAAAAGAAATCATCAACGTAAGAGCCTGGTAAACACTCATGGTCATCCTTTCGAGAGGTAAAGCCATTTAATTAATCTCATATAGGCATCACCTCACAGTATCATGAAGTTAGCCACCGTCATTAACTTGCTATCGTTAATATTATCTAATACCAAATAGATCAATGAAAGTCACTTATCAGAATCTTAATAGATAAATGACTTTTTTATTTTGTCGTAAATATATTAGAACCTGTGTTTTACTTGTGTAAAAGTAGATTGTTTTTGAATTTCTAAGAATGCTAATTTATCAGTATATAGAGCTGATAAAGTGGGTATAATTTTAGATCAATAAACAACCGTAGTTACAACTATCCTTGTTGAAATGTAATAAAAAGTAGTAATTGTGTATTAACATTCAGCAAGTTCACATAAGTTTATTTTTAACTGTAAATCGTCAACTTGCATTAACTATTTTGAATTGATTGGTTAATAATTCATAACCACTAAAATGGTGGATAAGGTTTTAAAATAGTATGCAACCTTACTAAAAATGGGTGCACCCTTTTTTGCATAAGGTTGCACCCCTAAATTACTGATAAATAAGTATCTGTAATTATGGCTATGATGGGAAATGATGGCATGAAATGACCAGTGTTTGCTATTGCTATAACCCTGATAAGTCCTAGCATTGATGTTAAGTAATGTTAAGGTTTGAATGGTGTGTAATGGTGGAGTTAACCTAGTAAAACCTAGTATGAAATTGCAACCTTACATGTTCACAAATGCTCACATTATTTTGAAATACACCCTAAGATTTACTAAGATAAAATTGAGTAATGTTGTTTTTTTTATGTAAGGGGCGTTTGAGAGAGCGCCCCTATTGAACAGTTCAGAAATATTAATGTAATGCTATGCGTATCAAGGGATAGAGCAACTATACAAGGGATGTCGTATAACAGAAATTAGGAAACAAATACGGATGTAATTAGGTGCGTACTTAAAGTACATTCCTAATTGTTGGGAAATATTGGTATTAATAATACCTAACTACTAATCTAAGGCAATAAAAAACCACCACATAGAAAATGTGATGGCAACCGCCCCAGCCAGTAATATTGTTATTTCAAATTGGTACCATTTGACTACCAAAATGACTACCAAAAAGATGTTATTCATTAATTCTTAAAACTATCAAAATAAATAAAAAACCAGCTATATCAATGCTTTAAGCACTCGATATAACTGGTTATTTTTTGCTTAGTGGAGGTGAGGGGAATTGAACCCCTGTCCAAGCATAATGCTATGCAAGCGTCTACACTCATAGTTGTATCATTTAAAAGTTCGCCACTATGAACGCCATACAACCAGGCTAACCATAATGGCTATTCCGATACTCTCTTTTTAACTATTCAGAATGCATAGTCAAACGTAGCCTAATTAATTTGAGACCCATTTCTAACCCTTAGGCAAAGTCAGAACGGATCACGCTTAGACTGTTTTTAGGCAGCTAATGCGTAAGAATTATTATTTTTTGCAGTTATAATAAACTGTACGTTTTAAAGGGACGCAGGGCCCTAAGTGCAGCCTGCACGCTACTACACATGTCGAATCCAGAACACCCCCAAAGATGTTCACTTAGACATGATAACTGAATTTTATATAATAAGCAAATAGTATGTATCTTACTATATATAAAATATTAATGCTTTGATGGTGCTACTTTCATTTAATGTTGTTAAAATATGTATTGTAAATGGAGGTATGAAAATGACAGAAGAAAATGAAAACAAACCTTTTTACAAAAAGAATTCATTTTGGATTATAATCCTCTCCATTTTTATTATTGTATCAGCGACGACTTATATTTCTAATTATTCAGTCTATAAGGGCAAAGCTGATCAAGCTACGGCTAGCCAAAGTAAAGATGCGGCCAAATCAGAAAAAAAGGAAATTAAAGAAAGTACCTCATTAGTAGATAGATATAATTCTATAAAAGCTGGTAAAAAGGGTTTTAGCAAAAAGATGGTTATTGATTTACTAGGGAATCCAGCTTCATCTCAACAAATCGATACTAACGGTAAAGTCGAAAACTTAATTTGGAATGGAATTGATGGTAAAAATAATATTTCAATTCAGATAACTTTTGAAAAAAATAAAGCCACAGCAAAATCGATTCAAGGTTTAAACATAGATAGGAAGAAACTTTTAACCTTGGCTGATTTTAATGAATTAAAAAATGGCGATAGTTATAACCAAGTGTTGAATATCTTAGGTGATCCAGATGATTATTCGGATACAAACGGAATTAAGACTTTAACTTATGAATCAGATTTGGATGAAGCTGATTCTAGTGAAGATGCTTTAATTAAAGTTGAAGTTTCTAACAATAAAATCATCGATTTAGAACAACAAAATCTCAAATAAAAAAAGGTGCATATGTCAAAACACGATCTGCTTTGATATGTGCGCCTTTTATTGTGTAATATGTTTTTGATGAAAAATTCCAAAGCCCTTAATGGCTAAACTGGAAATTCCAACAGACATGACGGCTAGGAGAAAAGAAATAATATCTGTTAGAGCAATATTACCTAAACAGACAATAGCATCAATTACAAAAAGACTGATGTATTTATCTACCCCGAAGCTTTTGTGGATAATCATAGGTGGAACAGTTGTACCACCGCTAGACATATTCAATGTATATAAAATTGCTAAACCAATTCCGAAAATAACACTTCCTACTACTATAGAGACAACTCTATTATTAGGAATCAAATTATAAACAGGTGTGATATATAACAATAGTGGAAGCATAAAACTTCCAAGTGCTAATTTAACCGTTGTTTGACGATCTAAATGCAAGTAAGCCAGTACTAACATCACAATATTTATGACAAGAACCGAGATGAATGTTGGGATTTTCCATCCTGCTTGCAACAATATTGCAATTCCAGTGGCACCACCGGCTGCAATACTGTGCGGCTCGAAGAACATATTTAAACTGAATGCGATAAGTTCCAAAGCAACTAACATTATTAGTAGTTTTGCGGACAATCTTTTCTTATTCTTCATATATATAACTATAGCATGAATATATAGCCATGACAATAAAAGTACTTATTACCTAAAATATAAATATTTCAATAACGTTACTTAAATTACATAAATCAGGGAAAATGTAACTTTGCAGACATTGTTATGTAACACTGACCTGTTAGTATAGCACCATAGCAATTGAGAGAGCTCAATAATTTTAAAATATAAGGATGTAATTAATTTATGAAAAAAGTTTTATCTATCGCTTTAGTAAGTGCAATGGCTTTAACAGGAATTCTTGCTTCATCAACAACTAGTACAGTACAAGCTGCCGTTACAAACGGAAGTACAGTTACAGTTGAAAAAGGTGATACATACAAGAGTATCGCAGCAGCTAATGGAATTAGCATTTCTGCCCTAGAACAAGCTAACGGACGTGAAGTTGGCGGATTTGACTTAATCTATCCAGGCGAAACAATCACATTGCCAGGTGCTACAACTACTGATACAACAAATACAACAGACACAACAACTGATACAGCAGCTACTACACAAGCAGCAACAGACACAACAAGTGATGCTACTGCAACTACAGCTACTGACTCAACACAACAAGCAGCTACTGACTCAACACAACAAGCAACTACTGATACAACTTCACAAGATAGCACAACTCAATCAACAAGTACTACAACTGGAACATCACAAGGAACATTTAAGATTTCCTTCTATGATCCTTCAGTTCTAGGTTCTGATATGGGTTATGGCGGTGTTGCTGCTAACCTTTCAGTCTTCCCTAAGGGAACACAATTGAAGATTACTTTAGCTGACGGTACTGTACTATACAGAACTGTTAATGATACAGGAACATTTGCTAACAGCAATTCACAACAATTAGACGTTGCTATGCCAAGTTCATCAATTCCATCATATGGTGTTACAACAGCATCTGTTGAAGTGTTGTCATAATTATTAATAGATAATGAAAGAATTCTCATAGGTGAGGATTCTTTTTTGTTTAAAATAGTGTTTTGAAGTTGACGTTTGTTTCAATTGAGAGAAGTGAAAATATTAATTAATATCTAATGTTTTCTAATTTAAAAACAAATAAAAATAATTTCTAAATATTTTTATATTTAAAATATATATTGATATGGCGTTATAAATCCTATAACGTCAAATGTCTCAATCTATTTAAAAATAAGGCTTTTAACATCATAGAGTTTATAAATAACATTTGGCATTAAAAATAATATTAGAAAGATAGAATTAAAAATCTAATTTTATCAATTGACATTTCAAAAATTAGATTGTATTATCTAACCAACGATTAACAAAAGATATTTATTAAACAAATTGATCGGGGGAAGTAATTCAATCTCGTTTGTACAGAAAACCTCTATTTGCTGAGATGAGGGCAACGACTTGAATGAAAATGACCCGTGATTGGTGCGCTGAATCCTTCAGGATAAAGATGCAATGGTTGGTACCCTTTACAGTACACGCGTATAGATAATCTGTGCGTTGTTAAGGGGATAAGTGTAAATTTATTCCGAATTAGAATGGTACCGCGAGGAGTCGCTTCTAAAATAGAACTTTTAATAGTTCGTTTTAGAAGCGACTTTTTTTGTTTTAATAAGATGTTTTTAGTTGGTTAAGTATTTTAGACAAGGTGGGAAAAAATATGAGTAAATTCAAAAAGTTTGGCAAGGTTATTTTATTAGCTTTTACAGCATTATTTATTTTTGTTTTAGCTGGCTGTGGAAATCAAAACAGTGGTAAAACCGTAAAGGTTGGTATTAATCCATCAGATGAAACAATCTGGAAGGTTGTTCAAAAGAAGGTTAAGAGTGAAGGAATCAACTTACAAATTAAAACTTTTAATGATTATAACCAACCTAATACAGCATTGAGTCAAGGGGAAGTCGATATCAATGCTTATCAACATACAGATTTTCTAAATTCATGGAACAAGGCACATCATACAGACCTAGTATCAATTGGTAAGACAGTTATTCAACCAATGGCTATGTATTCAAAGAAAATCACTAAGCTTAGTCAATTAAAGAATGGTGATAAAATTGCTATTCCTAATGATGCTTCTAATGAAGCTCGTGCATTACAATTACTTGAGTATAACGGTATTTTAAAATTAAATGATAGCAAGACTTTACCATCAACAAAGGATATTACTGAAAATAAATTAAATTTGAAATTTACTACAGTTGACGCAGCTCAAACAGCTCGAGTTGTTGGCGATGTAACAGCTTCTATCGTGAATGGTAATGTTGCAAATGATGCTAAGTTGAATCCTAAGAAGGCTGTTGTAACAGAAAAGATCAACAAGAATTCAATTCCTTGGATCAATATTATCGTTGCTCAAAAGAAAGATAAGAATAACAAGACTTACAAGAAAGTTGTTAAAGCTTTCCAAAGTAAAGATGTAGAAAAAGCTATCAAGAAAGTATATGGCGGAAATGAAATTCCTGCTTGGAATGCTAAGTTTTAA